TTATTTTATCGCTAAAACCTGCCAATTCTTCCCTCGATCATCATGATATTTATCGGTCATCGCTTGGCTCTTATGGCCTAATAAAGTTTTAGTATCGATACCTTGCACTCTATATAACCTTTCAGATAAAGAGCGCTGTTCATGAAAACTTGGCGGGGTTCCATCTTCCCACTTCAAATCGGTCTGATCCCTAATTCGCTGAAATAACGTTGTGATTGCATTGCTTGAAACTTGTCCGCCACGCTTTGCTTGTGATGTTGTGTGGTGATAATGAAGTATATAAGGGCTAACTATTAGATCTCTGCATCGAGCAATAACATCTCTTAATGAATATCCCAATTTTTCACAATACAATGAAAGAGGAATGGCAATCTTAGAGCCTGTTTTTTCCTGAATAATGTGTAAGTGATCATCCCAGATATCATCAAACCGCATTTTCGCAATATCACCCAAACGCTGACCAGTTATGACCGCTAGTAGCATCGCATTTTGTAAATAGCGTTGGGTTTTTTCAGCTTCATCAAAGATCACAAGCCATTCATCAAAATCTAGTCGTTGACGTTTAATTCGGTTCATTGGTAATTTTGTTGCTTGTGCAGGGTTATAACCGGGAGGGACTTCACCGGCATGCTGAGCCTCTTTGAATACATCAACTAAAACCATTCTAACTACTTGAGCCATTCGAGTTTGACCGCGCTCTTTATATTCTTCTAATAATGAGGCGATATCTCTAACGTCAATTTCTGATAGAACTTGATTGCCGCAGGCTTGCCGGAATGCTTCTACTGGTGCTATTTTTTGCTTATATGTATTAAGCTTTATTTCACCATATTCGATCCGCTCTTTTTGTATTTTTAAGAACTGATCTAGCCATGTATGGACGGTGATTCCTTTTTTTAATTTACGACTAATTTCATCTTTAGCTTTTATTAATTGATTCATTTTGGCTTCAGCAAGGCGAGAATTTGCTTCTATTGCAATTTCTTTTGCTGCGCTTTCATCTGTGCCTAATCCATGGAATTTACCAGTTATAGGGTGCTTATAACGCCAGTACACCTTTTTTGTTCTGGCGTCAATGTAGCAAGATAAGCCCGGTATGTTGACATTGTATTTACGTGGACGAGCCATCCTCTAATATCCTCAATAATCGCGGGTCGTCATTGTGCTTGATTGTTGGCTTGGTATTCATACCAATAAATCTTGCATTTGTGTCGACTCGCCAACAGCGACCAGCCTTGAATGGCTGGGGTGATATCATGCCGTTTTTTGCGTAACGTATTAGCGTTTGATAACTTGGCACTGGAGCTTCAAATTCTTCTTCAGCCCAAGTTTTCAATGTTTTTGTACGTGTCACAGTAAATACCTCCACACATCTGCCGCATACAGATTTAAAATTAAATATCGTCGTTAACTGGTTTGATTAAGTGCTGGTGGATAATAGACACATACTTAGCTTGATGAATTGCATCATCTAAAGAGTTATGAAGTACACCCACGAAAGGGAGTGTAGTTTTTGGGTCAATGCCGGTATTGCGCCCTAGTTCAACAATGGTTCTCACGCAGCGATTATTCCAATGCTCCCAGAATGGCTCTAATTTTGTAGCGTTGTAAGCATTACGCAAAATAACATTGTCAAAATCAACGCCATTACCCCACACTTGAACATCATCAGTTAGGTTTTTTCGGGAGAATGCGCACAAATTAGAAAGGGCTAATGACAAATCAGTGCCCTCAGCAACAATTGCGGCTCTGGCTTCACTACTTTTTCGCATCCACCAAAGAACCGTGTCAGCATCGATGTGAAGGCCTGCACGTTCGCAACTTCTTAAATCGATAACTTGGTAAAATGTAGGGCCAATCTCACCCGTTAAAGGTTCAAAAGCCACCGCACCAATAGAAACAATAGCGGCATTGCCTTTATTGCTCATAGTTTCTAAATCTACCATTAAGTGTTTATATTTCATTGTTAGTCCTTATTTATTTAAGCGATATACCGGGATGCTATTTGCCCTGCTTTTTTCTTCATTAATATGCGTAAAGCCATGAATCCTGATCCACTTCTCGCCTTTTGATTCCATGTAACCAATGGGATTTAGGTTATTTATGTGATCCAATTCCTTCTGCATTTCAGAACATTTATCAGCTAACTTAACTACCAAACCAATCAAGGTTAAGTTTTCCTGCTCCCTTGCATCAAGTAACTTATGCCATTCAGCATCGTCAGCGCAGAAGGCTTCAATTAATTTAGTGCTATCTTCGTTTGCTTGAGATATTTTCTCAACATGCTCACACAGATCAATTAACTGGTCACTCCATACAGAGCATTTTGCAATTTGATATCTACGGGTTAATAACGCATCGGCCTTCAATTCTTTGGCTAATTCAAGTATTTTATTATTCATAATCACACTCGCTTAAACTCAATAACCCACACCCACGGATTAGCAGCCCAGTTATCTTCTCCGTATATATCCATCCATATTTGAGCGAACCAGGAACGAGAGAAGTCGGGAAATCCAAATCGCTTAGAAATTACGTCAATAGAATGATGCCCCCGTGGTGCTCCCTCATAAATCGCGTCTTGTTTACTTATGTCCTGCAAGCGCTCGACTCGAACATCAGTAATTTCTAGTGTGATACGTGAAGCCCAGCGAGGCATTTGTGATGATGACTTCCAGCCCTGTCTCAGATTGTCATCAGCATCAAAATACTCTGGCACCGCAGTAGCATCCGCTTTGTATACGCAATTTTCAGTTATCTGAAATGGCTCAGGCGCTTCATAAAACCGGTTGGCGTTCTCATAATCTAATAATGGGCCCTGCCATGTTTCACGAACCCAAAGGCGATCACCAATTTTACCAAACGGGCAATGTAATCTAATAGAGTTTCCACGCATGGACAGGGTGTTATTAGACCAGCAGGCTCTACCTTCATCCCTTGAGTGTATGCTTGATGTTACCCAACCATGAAAGATATGATTGCTTGTCGCGCCTTTAACTACGCTACGAGTTTGAGTTTTACGGCCATCAAGGATGGCGCGTACCATTTCAGTATTAAAAATAATTCCGCGCTCTTTCATACTTAATCCCTTAATGATTCGTAAGTTAATTTCATTTCTTGATAAAGCTTTTTACCTTCACCAGCGTCGTATAGCTCTTTCCATTTGTCCCAGTTGTCAATAACAAAAGACCACTGCATTGACCGTGCTCTCATTATCCATAGTCGTTCTTTAAATTCAGGTACGGCGTTAACCAATCGAATACAGCGGCCTAAATCAGCAGGATCTAAAGGATAATGATTCGGTGCATCAAACCGTTTTGAAAGCACCGCAGCCATATATTTAGAGCTTGCGCCGACATCATCACTAGCAAGCCATGCAGTAAGCCCTATACCTTCAGAAGCTTTAACAAGCGGCTTTTTGAATTCATCACAAACCAATGTTGCAGCCTTAATAATGGCATTCATATAACGAGGTTCAGCAGGTATACCGGGTATTTGTTTTTCTATTTCAGTAGAAATAGCGGAAATTAAATTAATTTGGCTAAGTTGCATATTTAATACTCCACACTATTTATTATTTAAATGACAAAAAGGTATCAATAGCTTTAATTGCTACTTTATTATTTTTATATTTATTAATTCCCCACTGAATAGCGAAGCAAGCCCACAAATAATGATGAGAATAGTCTTTGCATATCAAATCCCAAGTTTCCTCAAAGGGAGAATAATCAAAGCCACCATTTGAAATATTTTGTATTGCCTCAATCATTGACCACTCTTCATCACTGTTTCTAAGTAGATCGTTTAATTCGCTTTTGTGATGCTCGTATTCGAGTTGATACTGTTTAATTTCTTCTGGTGTTGAGCCATCATCAGATGCCAATTCGTTTTCTTTAACCCAATCATTAAAAATCCCTTTAAGGCACTTTTCAGTTTCTTCCTGTGAATATTCTTTAGCTATATCTCTGCCGCCACCCGCGCCATGTTGCAATTTTTCAGCCCAATATCCAGCATTAATGCTATCTCCTCTAAAGAAATCGAACATATCGTGTAATCGACTAAAAACCCACGTACCCATATCACCAGAAAAAACCAAATAACCGGGGTATGTAACTAAGTCGAAATAATAGACGCTTGTTTTAGGTTGTTTAAATCTAACGTGTCTGTACAAGCCATCTTCATGAATAATAATCATCTCATGATTTTTGGTTTCATTTTGAAAATGTCTTTCTGCATTATCATGGCTAGACATAGTTAATACCCCACACAAAATTTAGATAATAAAAGTCCGTCTCTTAATAAAGAGAATTAAATTCCTTGGTATTGGCTAAATAGTTATTCTGTTTTTTCTTTGTATTTTAATAATTCAATTAATAACTCGATGGTGTCAATCATATAAAACATAAAAACAGAATTTACATGTCGATGACGGAAAGCTCTATCACCATCACAGTCAACATCGCTAATTGGTTTTATTCCCTTAAATTCGAAGTTATCACTTAATTTAAAGACAATATCTAGAGTGGCTAATTCCATTAGGCTGACACGAAAGCCATTTGATAAACTCTCACTTAACTCACGTTGGACATAGTGCAGTTCAGCGTCGTATTTAACAGATTCTAATTTTTTCTCAACCTTACGTTGCAGCAAGTAGAAGTTGCAAGGGTATAATCGCCCACCAAAACAGTCAGCTGATGGTTCACTATTGATATAGTTTATTAGGCGTGTTGTTATTCCATTTTTTGCATCGTCAATGTGAATTGTTTCTGTTTTTACCGATCCGCAAGCCTTAATTAAACAATTAACAAGCGCTTGATGCTCTGGTTTTCGAGTGCTTGATACGATAAGAAAGCCTTTTTCAACATGATAAAGCGCAGTGATAATTTTAGTTTTAGTTAGAGCAACTTTAAGCATTTCTTCTATTGCAATATACTTTATTTCAGTCTCAAGGAAATCATCAGTACCTTGCTCTTTTAGTTTTTCAATACGTCTATTAACTTCAAACGCAATAGCTGCCTTAGGTAGTATCTTTTCATCAATGCGAAAAGTAATAATATAACCACCTTCAATTGGTGTAACTAATTCGCCTGTGATTTTGTTAGGAATAAAACCATAGCTAACTGAATGTGATTCTAAAATATCAACAAAAGGTAATTCTTTTAAATGTTCTTCTAAAACTTCAGCGCTGGGTAATTCTGCTTTAAAAATAACACAGCTAGTAATTGGAAAACGTTTCATCTGTTAATCTCCACATAATTATTAACTCCACACGATAAATAAGACCACTGACAATATATAAAGACATATTACCTAGTATGGGCTGACATAAAGTCAGTGGCCTTATGTATTATGAAAAAGGGCGGCATAACACCGCCAAGAACATCAACAATCAACTAGCAGTGGCATTATTATTTTCAGCTTGGATCCGGTTGTATATTTCTTCACGATGAACCTGAACATCTTTAGGGGCATCAATACCAATCCGCACCTGGTTACCTTTAATGCCCAGAACAGTGACTTTAATATCATCACCGATATTCAGAGATTCACCTTCACGACGAGTTAAAATTAGCATTCCTATACTCCATTACTCCACATGTTAATAAGATGCCTGAACTAACTTAGCCACATCAGGCTGCTGTGGTATTCTTGGAAGCCCTACACAACCAAGAGAATCTTTTATATGTGCAATTCAACTAAGGGCATTGTTGTTCATCATGAATACCGAATAGGGTTTATCGTTATACAGAACTCAGATGGTGAATATACTGTCGCTGAATTACAAGGCGGATATGATGTAGAAAAAGGCCATATTATCCGCGGCAACTTAGACATAGAAGGCGATGAAACTTTTTATAATGAAACTACTGGCGAAAGTATTTCAGTAATAGTTCAAGGCACTGGTATGTCAGAGCAGCGATCTATTCACATGATCCAAAACACTCGTGGATGATTTGCCTAAAAGAGGCATAGCTTTTTAGCATCATTTCGTGGTGTTCTTGCGAAATAAATCTACCTTTAGCGGAAAGCACAATTGCCAGCCCAGCGAATTGCTTTCCTCTATTGGCTGAGTCTTCAAAATGTTCAACTCTAGCTAGTAATGCTTGCTTAATTTCTTGGCACTTGCATTCATTGCACATACCTAATACCCCACACAGTTAAATTCAATTAGTGCCGGGAATTAACCACGCCCGGCTCGTGGATGGTATCATTGAAGTCTCTTACCTCTTCAGGATACGCATAACAATATGTCTAATATAAACAACCCATTTAGGGGCATGGAAATCAATTACTGGTATAAGGCGCTCATCATCATCGGTGCGGCTATTTTTATCTTGAATGGCACGGGGATTTTGGATAGATACCCCACCATCCCGATCGCTTTTATTTCCGCTGGCGTCTTTTTTATTGGCATTGGAGAGTGGATTAATCACCCACCTCAAATTCAATTCCATGGGAGCCGCCTCTACACTAAGGTCAATATCAGAAAAAATTCCACGCTCGGTCGTTTTATCGATGTTATTGGCTTGATTCTTGTCATTGTAGGCATCTATAAGTTTTTTTAACGTTGCCTGGCACTCATCACAAGGGCAAATGCGAACAACTTCTTCACCAGGTACTATCATTGGATATTTGTTCGCATCATCCTTAACCACGCCGACACCCCACACATTTAAAATCAGTATCTGTTTTGTTGATGAGTTAATATTAGTCCGACTTATATTTTAAGTCAACACTCTTACTAATAAATATTGGATAAATAATATTTCGCGAGGAAGTTTAGGGGAAGGTCGGTGGAGGATTGACTTGAATTCCGTTAACGCAAATCAGTTTAGGCCTTGAGCCTTTGAGTGGACGAGTTGCTTTTTCCTGTCTGAATCCACCTTAGTATTTTTAGCTCCAGCGAGTCAATATAAGCTCTCGCGTCTGCATCTATCCAGTCAGGATTTGAGTCTAGCAGTATGGCCTTAATAAGTATTTTTTTTTCTTCCGGTGCTGAGTTGAGGGATGAAATAATTAGCTGCTCCTCTGCCTCCTTAGTAGCAGACGGTAAGACCTGCAGGGGGAGGGAGTATTTTGCTATCTTATTGATTTCACTTTGCAAGGACGGGCTGAAGTCAGAAACCAAACAGCCAAATCTATCTGCGAACTTTATCGCAACCTCCACGTTTAAGGGGATGCGCCCATTCAGATATTGACTAACCGCACTTTGGTTGGCAAACCCTAGATCATCAGCCAATACAGCCTGAGTTAGACCCTTTTGAGCTTGGAATAAAGCCTTGAGTCTAGCAGCATCAAATTTTTGTTCATCTGTTAATGGTTTTGCTGGCATATCTTCGCGTCTTCAGAATTATAGGGTAGCTTTTAATAGTCTATTACAAGTACTAATAATCAAAAAACAGTAAGGCTATTGCTTTCATTTAGTAGTCGGACTAATATTTAGCGCTGTGAAGGTTCCATTTAGGGTGATTACATGAAAAAAAGTAACAACATAAAGCTAATTAGAAAAGAACTTGGGTTGTCCCAGTCTGAGTTAGCCTCATTGCTTGAGGTATCCCAAAGCAATATAAGCCACTACGAAAGAGGTAGTCAAAGAGTTCCTCAGGATATCGCTAGCAGGGTAATTAATCTTGCAGGTGAAAGAGGGGTACCCATTACATTCGATGACATTTACACCTCAAGATAAGGCATTTTATCAATTTAATGGCAAGTGTTAACCACAGCAAAATTATAGGAGATGTGGGATGAAACAAAATTGGCAAGCAGATAAACAACCAGCATGGCTGGTGGCTGCAATTAGAAAAACAATCTCGTCATTACCGGGTGGTTATGACGAAGCGCCAGAATGGCTAGGTAAAAAAGAGACTGACAATCCATCAGGTGTAACAACTCAATCCCTTTTTAATCGTTTACGCACTGAAGGAGATCAGCTATTCCCTATGGGGTGGGCAATGGTACTCCAGCAAGCCAGCGGTAATCATTTTATCGCGAATGCAGTCGCTAAAGCGTCTGGTGGTGTTTTTATTCCGCAACCTGATATTGGCGATATTGATAATGATGATATCAACATCCGATTAATGGAGGCTTTATCTGCGATTGGTGAATATTGCGAGTGCATCAAGGAATCTATCGCCGATGGCGAAGTAGATGATGCGGAGCGCGAGAAAATCGAAGAAAGGTTGTATCAGGCAAGCGCGAGGCTACAAGAGCATGCTTCGTTGGTTTATCGCGTGTTTTGTCGGGCAGAAAAGGTGACGCCCCAGATATTGCGGTCCGAGGCGTCGGTTGCTAACAACATTTGTGTGGAGTAATTAGCATGAGCAGTCTAGCAGGTAATCATAATGCAGTGCAACTTCGTTGTGTATGCAGTAGCTCTCACCCGCACTTTCAATATGAATTAATGGTACAGGGTCGCTGGACTCCCGTAAACCGCAGGTATGTTGATTGGGCTGTGGGGAACGCTAAGTTTCTACTGGAGTACGAAGCTAAGGAGAGGGGCTATGTCCAATGAAAAGCATAAGAACCTCAATCGGCGCTTTAAAGATAGGCGCGGTCGCATCGTCAAAGTCATTGAGTGGGATAGGCAAAAGCAGCGAGTTATTTTCATGCTCGATAATTATGAGCATCCGTGCTTTGTGCCCCTCATTGAGTTTAAAAAACATTATACAGAAGTTAAGTAGGTAGCAGCATGAGCGTAAAACTATCAAGTTATGTCTGGGATGGCTGTGCGAGTGCAGGTTTGAAGATAACCTCAGTTGCTATCATGGCACGTCTCGCTGACTTCTCGAATGATGAAGGTATTTGCTGGCCATCAGTACCCACTATTGCCCGTCAAATTGGCGCAGGTGAAAGTACGGTGCGTACAGCAATCAAAAACTTAGAGAAAGCAGGTTGGTTATCAAGTGAGAAACGCCGTAAAGGTAACCGCAACACGAGCAATATCTATCAATTAAATGTTGGCAAATTAGCTTCAGCGGCGATGGCTGCAATTTCTCAACCGCCAGATTCTGACGCATCAAATTCTGACCCCTCAAAATCTGTTGCCTCAAAATCTGTCCCGTCAGAATCGAGCAAAAATAACCGTTTTGACCCGCCAGAATCTGGGGGCGATCCGTCAGTAACTTCAAAACAAGATCCATCAATAACTAACTCTTCGTCGCAGAATTCTAACGAATCCAGCGACCAGTCGAAAATTGATTTTTTAAACCGTTATCCAGAAGCCGTGATTTTCAGCACTAACTTCCAGAAGTGGGGCTCAGCCAATGACCTAAAATGCGCAGAGTGGTTGTTTGGCCTCAAGTGCGAAGTTTTCAAAGAGCTTGGCTTGAAAGACCCCAAGGAGCCTAACTTCACTGAATGGGCAAATGATGTTCGCTTGATGAGCGAGATTGACGGTCACTCCCACAAAGAGATTTGCCAGTTCTACAAACGCATTAGTCAAGACGAATTCTGGAAAAAGAATGTTCAGTGCCCGAAAACACTACGCGCCCAGTGGGATGATTTAACCCTGCGTCTTGCTGGCGAGCAAAAAATCAAAGTGGATACCGTTGAACGTGATGAAGCGTTCACAAGAATTATCGGCTCTCGCTCACAACCCAAAAATCGCATTGAAGAAATTGCCGCTGAGCTAGCAGGTAAAACGGGCGTTCGCCGCATGACTGATTTTGTAGGTCGTAAAGCGTGGGCAGGAATTTGGATGCAAGCAGTAGAACAAGCAGCGAAAGAGGTGACAGCGTGATGCGTAGTGAATCTAAAGAAGTATACGAAACTAATGTATTCGGTTTGGTCGCTATGTTGCATCAACTGCGCCGCTGGTGGGTTATTCGTGGACTACGTGCCGATTGGAACTTTGATCGCGGTTGTTTAAATATTTGCAAAAAACATAACAATTTAAATTACTTATCAGTGCATTTTGATGTTTATCGCCGATACCAACGCATCCGATTATTTGCGAAGCCCCACCAGCAGCGAGGTGCTATCTGATGAATAAATACGTTCAAGCTCTAAACACCCTTAAAACTCGGCCTGCGCATTACCTAAAAGAGGTTGGTGATCAGTGGCAATCACCAGAAGATATCTATTGGGGTATTAATTCGCTATATGGCCCGTTTAATTTAGATCTATTCACCGATGGACAAAATAGCAAATGTCCTCATTTCTACACCGCTGAAGATAATGCGCTCACTCAAGACTGGTCGGAAAAGTTAAAAGAAATTGGCGGTGTTGCCTTTGGTAATCCACCTTATTCCCGATCGTCATACCACGAAAAACAGGCAATCACTGGTGTTCGTCACATCATGTCTCATGCTTCAGCGATGCGTGAAAAGGGTGGACGTTATGTTTTCCTTTTGAAAGCGGCAACTAGTGAGGTGTGGTGGCCAGAAAATGCAGATCACATCTGTTTTATCCGTGGTCGCATTGGTTTTGATGTTCCGAAGTGGTTTATCCCTGCTGATGAAAAACAAAAACCAACCGGCGCATTCTTTGCCGGGGCAATCGTTGTATTCGATAAAACATGGACCGGTAAAGCCTTTGATTACATCAATCGCGAAGAATTAGAGCAGCGCGGTAAAGCATTCATTGAGCAAGCTAAGTGGTTAGCGAAGAAGATGGAGGTAGCAGCGTGAAACCTTTACATATCCGAATTGTTGAGGATTTTAAAGCTGGGCATGAGCTATCAACGAAGCTAATTAAAGATTCTTATGCGTCATCAGATAACCATGCCAGCAGCACGATTAAATTTTTATCTCAGTGCCGTGCAATTAAAAACTCGGGTCGTAAGGATGGAAAAACAACGATTTACATTATTCAGCGCGGTGCTTATGAGCGAGTAATGAAGAAAGATAAGGCTGCAAGTAAATTCAGAAAGAAAACGAATAAATATTTACGTTGTGATGTTAAAGAGCTTACTAAAACACATAACCCATTGGTATTGAAATTTGATGCACTGTTAGCAGGGGTAAGAGCGTGAAAAATAAAATGCCAGAAATCCAGCCTTGCAAGTGTGGCAGTGAAGATGTACATCTTCAAACCCTTGAATATCGAACTTGGTTTTATGTTTATTGCCATAGTTGTGGGGTGAAAGCTCCTGCAGTAAATGACAAGCCATCAGCGGTAGCAATTTGGAATCAGGTGGTGACAAATGGCTAGCAATAAATGCATGTTCTGTGGTGGTAAGGCAACACTTCTATGTGATTTCCTTTTGGGATTTGATGCTGAAGAAGATGAAAATGGAAACATAATCACACTAAGAAAAAATCACACCTGTGATGCCCCTATGTGTCGTGAGTGTGCAACATGGCAAAGTAATATCTTTTTCTCTGGTCCCGCTGGATTTATGGATACCGTGGATTATTGTCCGATTTGCCAACCGCTATACGCGAAAGGCTTTATGGTTCGACGTCATAAAGGTGGCTTGCGTGAGGCGAGCTTCACTATTGAGCAAGCTGAAGTCATCCGTAAAGCGCACTGGGGTAAATATTTAAATGCTAATGGTCGGGAGTTCTCGATCGTTTCTGGTGGAGGCCAAATATGCCTAGATCTTTAAGTCTCGTATTGCCATTTCCTCCAAGTGTTAATGCTTGCTGGCGGAATATTAATGGTAAAACGTTACTCAGCACAAAAGGGCGAGCGTTTCGGGCGAATGCACTAGCGGCTGTTTATGAGCAGTTACGGAAAAGACCAAAAGCAATCACTGAGCATGTATCAGTCATTGTGAGAATGTACCCGCCAACAAAGCGCAGAATGGATATTGATAATTATTTGAAAGCCCCCTTCGATGCATTAACACATGCTGGTGTTTGGAAAGATGATGTACAGGTTAGGCACGTTGATATCACTTGGTGTGAAGTCGTAAAGGGTGGTCGGTTTGAAATTGAGATACGGGTACTCAATGTAGATGTGGAGAAAATATCATGAGTTACCAATGGATATTAAGTTCAATCATTATTCCTGAAGTTAAGGCTGTGATGTTTAGACCAGGAGCAAGCCTTAACATGTTTAATGACAGAATGCTGATCACAACATTACCCGATGAATTAAAACATCAACCATCGGGCCTTATCTCTCTTTCTGACCAATACCTCAGCGACCAATATAATGATGTCCGGTTATCAAAGCCTGTATTAAATTTAACCATTGACCCCGAGCCACCAGCTAGTTTCATGCTAAAGCCAAAACTTAAGCGCTGGGAAAGTACGAAATACCTACAGTGGGTGAAGAAGCAACCATGTTGCGTATGTGGCGCTACAGCGGATGATGCGCATCACATCATTGGTCACGGTCAAGGCGGCATTGGTACTAAATCCCATGATTTGTTCACTATTCCTCTATGTAGAATTCATCATCGAAATCTACATGACGATCAAAAGGGATGGGAACGTGAGCACGGAAGCCAAATTATTTTGTTATTTAAATTTCTAGACCGTTCAGCGGCGCTAGGTGTTTTCGGTTAATGCAGGGTGCGGCCTGCTAAAGAGGTATTAAGTGATTTATCCATTAACAACAGGTAAAAGCGAAGAGCATTTTAAATTACGTACATTGGAAAGCGTGTGGATCCGTGGGCGTTTAACTATGTGGGGCAGATGGGCGGCATTTAGTAAAAACTCAAGTGCTGCAGGTATGTTTAATCAATTATTAGAAGAACCGACAATCACCAAAAAAGCCTTAAAAGATGCAATGAAGAGAATGCGCACATCTGGGCTATCTAAAGAAACATTATTAATATTTTTGGAAGAGTTCAAGGATAAAAAAACATTAAGTAGCATGTGGTTCTGTTCGGATGTGGAAGGCGGCAAAATGGATAAGGTCATTTGTGAGGTTATGAATGCTGATGCTGGCTTATTGGATGTTCTCAAGCAGCATTACGTTTATAAGAAATCCAAGTATGAAATTGCATTAGAGCTTTGTGAGAAAGATGGGCGTTACTGTTTACGTACATATCAGGACAGAGTCAAGGCATGGCTAAACGTTGCTGAATTTATGCTATATCGTCCAATGCGTGACGAATTCGACTGTAAGTATCATTACAGTGAATAAAGCTTGACTATTTTGCCGATAAAGTTATAGTTTTTGTATATGCTGCGCGAAGCTTTACACGCAAGGCAGGATACGAATTTTTAAGACCTCGCAATGCGGGGTTTTTTGTTATAAATACATACAAAACTTTACAACACAACAAAAACTACTAACTTTATATAACAGCAAACAATTGTCAGGTTAGTTGAAAATTATAAAGGAGTTTTTTATGTGGCTTATTGGTGCATTACAAACTGTAATGGCGGCATTAGTATTGATACTTCTATTTGTGGCTATTCCATACTGGATTAAATAATCAATAACTACTAACTTGCACAACTAAATTCATTGACTATATTTATATAGCGAACCACATCAGTTGTGAATCATTATCCCGGTCAAGCCCGTCAGTAATGGCGGGTTTTTTTGCTTTCTGGTTATTAACCGCGCTAATTCACAGCCGACATGCTATAGTGCTTAGGTCACTATACCCCATTGCTATAAACAGCAAATCTTGCACCTGCGAGCTTTTATCTAAACAATAGATGCGGTATCCAAAGGAAAGCCTTATGGATCAGAACGCGCTATACCACCGAATTCTATCAATTGCAGAAGGTATGTTAACTATCGCTGTATTGACTTTGACGACCTTCGCATTAGTTTACTGGTTTAAATAATACCTACCCGCCATTAACTCAACTGGAAGAGTATTTAGTCTTAGCGAAACTAAGAGTCGGGGTTCGATGCCTCGATGGCGGTCCAGCTAGCTCAAGCAACAAAATATTCCAAAATTATTCTAAGGGCTGCGCGTTGCGTGGCCTTTTTCGTATATAGCCACCGCAAATCACTATCAACATGTTTAATTACTGCAATGACGTTGCTGGTGGCTGCCTATTAACTAAATGTCGGGCACTCCGTTGGGGGTGGATATGCGTATGCCACATAGAGATCCAAATAACTATAGCTGGTTCCGCGAGATGCTTATCTTATTGATGACCATGCTCGGTGTGGCTGCCAGCTATGCATATAAGGTTTTAAATGGAGAGAAGTTCAGCTGGCGGACTTTTATCTTACAAGCAATTGTTGCGGTATTTGCTGGTGCAATTGTGTTTCTTGCATCTAGTTACTATCAATGGGTTCCTGAAATAGCTGGTGGAGCTGCTGGCTTCGCTGGTTGGTCTGGTGCTGAACTCATTAAAACAATTGAAAAGCGTTTTTTAAGGAAGGTATCAGGTGAGTAAATTTAAATTCAGTAATCGCAGTGAAGAAAATCTACGAGGCGTTCATCCTGATTTGGTGAAAGTGACACGTAGAGCAATTGAGCTAACTGGCATTGACTTCATGGTCATTGAAGGCAAGAGAACTGAAGCACGGCAACGCCAATTAGTAAAAAATGGCGCTAGCCAGACGATGAATAGCCGGCATTTAACAGGCCACGCGGTGGATTGCGCGCCATTGGTCAATCGTGAAATACCATGGAATGATTGGTCTAAGTTTAAATTAGTTGCTGATGCCATGCTGCAAGCGGGTAAAGAGTTTGGTATCGATGTCGAATGGGGTGGTAATTGGAAAAGCTTTAAAGATGGCCCTCATTTCCAGCTGTCACATAAGTCATATTCGGCATGAATACGCTAACCAAAGTATTAGCGAGTGCTTGCTTGATCCTTGTTGCTTGGCTTGGTTGGGTAATACATGATTACGGCAACTTAAAGGATAATTACATTTCACTGAAAAAAGATAATGTTCAATTGGAAAGTGATAACGCCAAACAATCCGAAGTTATAGTCAAACAATCATTTGAATTCAACCGCTTCAATCAAATATCCACCACTGCCTATCGTTATGGAATTACCACTGATGCAAATTCAGAAAATAGAGTTATCGAGTATCGAAAAATACTCCAAAAAGAGCCTACCTGTGATTTGTATATCCCTGATGATATTGCTAACCGGCTGTACAACTACGCGAAAGGTTTACGTACCAGCGCAATGTACACCGATACCGGAAATTCTAACTCAACCCATGATAGTCCCATTACCTCCGACAAGATAACGTATTGCCAAGCGGCACTCTGGATTGATCCGTTGATATCAACGATTGATGGCGGTAATGCACGGTTTAAGGCTATACGAAAAATAGAGGCTGAACGACATGAAAGTTCCAGTACAACAAACTCCCCTAAGAGAGATTGACATCGAAATAGCCAAAGAAGCATATAAGGCATATGCACGTAAATATGGTAACAGTCAGTCATTCGAGCAAATTATCAAAAGAAGTGGATTTTGCTGGGCTGAAATAACATATCACTTATATGAGCAAATTCAGTATTTAGAAAGCAATACGGGAAATTAAAATCAATAGATAAAAAAATCCCCCCACTTTTGAGGGGAAGGATATCAACCAGGGAAAACCAATCTAATACGAGCTTAACACCGCAGGGAGCTTTAGTTAATCTTAACTCATTGCTTTATATTTAATTGCCGTTAACTCGCCTCTTGAGGTAAATATCTGGACTTTAATTTTTCCGGAAAGTAAAAAAAGAGCACTTATCGTTCATACATCTCAAAAAATAATACCCTCATTATTAAAGAGACTTTTTACAGGCAAAAAAATAGCCCACAGAGAATTGGGCTAAAAAACAGCGTTGATGATTAATATGATATCCATACAAAGCTTAGCGGGTAATTTTAAATATGCAAATGGAACTAATGATAATGAGAGGCGCAAGGGAGTTGTGACGTAGAGGGTAAAAAAAAAGCCCCTGTAGGCAGAGGCAAGGAGTTCAACGATATTAATTTTTTGTTTACGAATAACCCAAATGTCATATGGGTACGTAAATAATATCAGTAAAAATCAATCAATCTATTAATAAATTGTTACTAAATACGGAATAGATAATCGATATACGCGTGAAGCGATAAATAGGATAAAAAAATAGACCCGCGTGTCTAATGAGGGTCTGAAATATGGGCTACGGTATATCTTATTATTATGCCCCAATAAAACGGGTGTACTGCATGAGTTCACTGACAGTACGCTATTACCAACGAATAGCCATCTTATATTTGTAAAGGTTCATAGCCATCAGCTAATCACTGGTGGCTTTTTCATTTGTGGAGACAGTCATGTCAGATAAAAAAGAAATAGCCACTCTATCTATAAAGATGTCAGTCGATAGCACTGACTTAGATAAGTTGGAAGCACAGCTAAAGCGCATTGAAGGGCTGATGGTTAGTACAGGACTGAAGCAATCAACAAGCGTTGGATTTAGTGCTGATAAGTTTTTTGTTACAAATGGTCAGGTATTTATTGATGAGGCATTCATTGACAAAGCGGCGATTGAAAAGATAGCAATACAATCACCCACCACAACAATAAGAACTGGCGTTTGTTATGACGATAAGAAACAGTCTACCCACGCTCAGCTTGACCCCGATAGCATTAAATCAAAAGACTTTGACGCAAAGGTAGCCCACCGAATTTGTGGTATATCAATCATGCATGATGGCTCAATCTTGTTTGGTTCAGAGGGATATATGGGTCGTGAAAGCTCCGATGCTGCAATCGCATTGAAATCATCAGCTGCTATCACTCGATTAGAAAAGACAATATCTCATGAAGAGTCAGAATTCGAAAAGCTTAATCGGATGGTTGAGGATAAGTTTAGCCAACTGCAGTCTTCAATTACAGCCATGCAATGTACGCAAGCTGCTAGTGAGCAAGCAATAGATGATGCAATGCAACAAGCAGCAAAAGAGGGCGCAAGAAAGGGAGTGAAGCAAGTACTATCTAAAATAACCGCAAAAGTTAATGATCAATAGAGAGGTATTTATGGGGAGTGAAGGCTTTGATAGTCCGAATCGATTTAGAGCTCAGCTTGATAAACAGCTAAAAGATGAAAGGAAAGATGTCAATGGATATCAACCAGTCCGCAGTTGTAAAGGCGAGCCAATTCCACCACCAAAGAAATCATAAATTCATTAGATTGATTAATTTTATGAATAATTCAAAAGGTACTCCCGAGGGGGTACCCCTACCACGAGGCGGCGACCACGCGAAAAATGAGAAATTTTTGTGTTTTTATCGGCTGTCAGCACTGACGTAACTTGCTGTATTTCTTGTGGTTTATCTCATTCTGGTGTTGAATTTGCTTGTTTTTTGTTCATCACTGGTGTGTTTTTTCACTTATTTAAAACGATATTTGGATTTCATTTATTTGAGATTTTCAATCTCACCACCTGTTAACCTTGTAAATAATGAAAAAATATTTATGGATAATGAACTGAAAAATCTCAAACTAAATGTCAGTCAATTGGCTGCGATTTCTGATGTTCATCGGCAAACAGTGGCTGCAAGGTTAAAAAATGTCACTCCCGTCGGAGGGAATGGCTCAAATTTAAAATTGTACTCATTGACATCAATATTATCGGAATTGATGAAATTACCTCCTCCTGTTTCTAGTGAAGAAATGCTGCCGCAAGATCGAAAGGCCTGGTATCAGTCTGAGCGTGAGCGCCTTAAGTTTGAGCAGGAAACAGGGGAATTAATTCTTGCGTCCGATGTTGCTCGTGAGTTCGCCTCTCTTGCAAAAGCTGTTGTACAAACACTGGAAACCCTGCCAGATATTTTGGAGAGAGACTGCGCGTTAGCGCCTTCAGCCGTTTCTCGGGTTCAAAGTATTATCGATGACTTACGCGATCAAGTTGCGGAAAGAGTCATTAATGAAGAGGAGGTGGATAGCGGGGAGGAGTAATGATAAAGCAGATTACTGCCGCTGCGATAAAGAAAGATGTAGGTGGACTTTTGCGAGCCCCTCGCCGAATACCTGTTGCAGATGCCGTAGCAAAATATATGCGAGTGCCGGTCGGCGCTGGCAACTCCGTTCCTTGGGATCCGCTCGTTGCGCCCTACATTGTTGAACCTATGAATTGCTTAGCGTCAAGAGAATTCGACGCCGTTGTATTTGTGGGACCGGCTAGAACAGGTAAAACTATTGGTTTGATTGATGGATGGGTTGTGTACAACATTATTTGCGATCCTTCCGACATGCTTATTGTTCAAATGACGCGGGATAAAGCACAAGAACACTCCAAAAAACGACTTGCAAGAACTTTTCGGGCAAGCGCTGAGGTGGCTAAGCGACTGAGCCCACGAAAAAACGATAACAACGTACTGGATAAGTATTTTTTATCAGGTAGTTTTCTGAAAATGGGCTGGCCATCCATTAATGTCATGTCATCGTCAGATTTTAAATTTGTTGCATTGACTGATTATGACCGTTTTCCAGAGGATATTGATGGCGAAGGGGACGGTTATTCTCTCGCATCAAAACGAACAACAACCTTTATGTCTGCCGGCATGACGCTGGTTGAAAGCTCGCCGGGTCGCGACATTACGGACATTAAGTGGAAAAGAACCTCAGAACATGAAGCCCCGCCAACAACGGGCACAATGGCACTTTATAATCGAGGTGACCGTCGTCGCTGGTATTGGCCCTGCCCTCACTGCAATGAGTATTTTCAGCCAACAAAAGAAAACATGACAGGGTTCAGAAGCCACGTAGATCCTGTTATCGCCAGTGAGGCGGCAAGATTACAGTGTCCTCATTGCTTAGGCTTGATAGAGCCATCGCAAAAAAGGGAGTTAAACAGCAAAGGTATTTGGTTAATTGAAGGTCAGAAAATTGATAAACAAGGCAATATTTCTGGTGAGCCTCGGCGATCACGTATTGCCTCATTTTGGATGGAAGGGCCAGCAGCCGCTTATCAAACTTGGTCTCAATTGGTTTATAAGTTACTTGTAGGTGAGTTGGATTATGAAAAAACAGGTAGCGAAGAAACCCTAAAAGCAGCCATTAATACCGACTGGGGGTTGCCTTACCTACCAAAAATAGCACAAGAACAGCGCAGTGGTGATGAGCTTAAGGATCGTGCGGAATGTTGGGATTACGGTTCAGTGCCTAAAGATGTTCGATTTCTTGTGGCTACCATTGACGTTCAAGGGGGTAAAAAGCGCCGCTTTGTCGTTCAGGTTACTGGGTACGGGGCTAAAGGTGAACGCTGGATAGTCGACCGCTTTGACATCACTCGATCATTTCGTTCAAACGAAGAGGGCGAAGCCGAAAAAATTAACCCTTCCTCCTATGCAGAAGATTGGGATGTGCTTATTTCTGATGTACTTGATAAAACCTATCCACTTCAAGATCATGAAAATAGCGAAATGGGCATTCACTCCATGGCGGTGGATACCGGTGGAGAAGAAGGGGTAACGGATAACGCTTATAAATTTTGGCGCAAATGCAAAAAAGAGGGATTAGCGCGCCGTGTGTATTTATTTAAAGGGGACGGTAAAGCAAAAAGTAAACTGATTACCAAATCCTACCCAGATAATACTGACCGTTCAGACCGACGGGCAAAAGCGCGTGGTGATGTTCCTATCTATTTACTGCAAACCAATGAATTAAAAGATCGCATTTCCGCTCACCTTGGGCGTGAAACGATAGGGCCGAATTACATTCACTTCCCTGACTGGCTTGATGATTCTTTTTACGATGAGTTAACGTATGAAGAGCGTGACAGCAGCGGGAAATGGTCTAAACCGGGCAAAGGGGCTAACGAAGCGTTTGACTTAACGGTTTATGCGCATGCATTGGTTATTTTACTCGGGTACGAAAAAATAAAATGGGAGACCCCACCGAAGTGGGCTCAGTTACCGGACATTAATGATGTTCAGTCATCGCGTCCTGTCACTAATCGACCTTCTCCTGCATCTAAACCAATTCAAACTCAAACAGAAACACAAGAAACCAAGCCTAGCGCAATTTCGGCATGGACTCCTGTGTCTTCAACCTCTGGGGGATGGGTATGACCCGTGAACAAATTAAAGAAATGATGGATGCTTATCTAAAAGCAGAAATGGAAATACTGCAGGGGAAAAGCATCACGTTTAACGGCCAATCAATGACAATGGAAAACCTCAGCGAAATTCGTAAGGGGCGAGAATATTGGGAGCGGCGATATTCACAGAGTAGCACCTCAAGCCGTAAATCACCCGGTTATAAATTGGCGAGGTTCTAATGAATTTTCTGGATAAAGCGATATCGGTTATTGCGCCAACTTGGGGTAGCAGCCGCTTGAAATCGCGATTACAAATTCAAGCCTATGAAGCGGCTATCCCAACCCGACTTCATAAGGCAAGGCGTGAAAATCGAAATGCCAATCAGTTGACCCAAATTGGAGGGCAATCGTTGCGTGAGCAAGCGCGGTGGCTGGACAACAATCATGACCTGGTGATTGGTATTCTCGACAAGATGGAAGAGCGTATTGTCGGAGGGAAAGGGATTATTGTTGAGCCTCAACCGCTTTCATTAACCGGTGAAATTCATGCCGATCTGGCGAAACAAATAAGAGTCGCATGGTCAGAATGGTCAATAAAACCCGAAGTCACAGGCCAATATACCCGCCCGATGCTTGAGCGGCTTTTGGTGCGAACATGGTTACGGGATGGTGAGGTCTTTGCTCAACTGGTCAAAGGAAACCAAAAGGGGCTAGATAAGCAAGCTAACATTCCCTTTTGGCTTGAGGCGCTAGAGCCGGATTTTGTGCCTATTCATCTTGGTGATACCGGAAAGGGGATCCGACAAGGTATTCAGCTCAATAATTGGGGGCGACCCCAGTCTTATTTTGTTTACAAAAGCTTGTTAACAACAGGTCAGCAAATGGGAGATCTTAAGTCCATTCAAGCTGAAAACATGCTTCACCTTAAATATGTTCGCCGACTGCATCAATTACGGGGCAATAGTCTATTTTCCGGTATTTTAATGCGCCTGAGCTCATTGAAAGACTATGAAGATGCTGAGCTGACAGCGGCAAGAATTGCGGCTTCATTAGGGATGTACATCAAAAAAGGTGATGCAACGGCATACGATGACGATGAAGTAAAGAAAGATCGCAACATCATGATAGAGCCGGGCATTATTTATGATGACCTCCTACCCGGCGAAGAAGTCGGCATGATCAAATCAGACCGGCCCAATCAAAACCTTGAAAATTTCCGAAATGGGCAGTTGCGCGCGGTTGCAGCTGGTAGTCGCGGGAGTTATTCCAGTATTGCCCGAGATTACAACGGCACATACAGCTCACAGCGACAAGAGTTAGTGGAATCTTTTGAGGGTTATTACATCCTACAGGACACCTTTTGTGGGTCTGTCAGCCGTCCCGTTTATCGTCAGTGGTTGCAAATGGCAATTGCTTCAGGGGTTATTAGCGTTCCTCTTGATACCGATATGGACTCCCTTTTTAATGCGACTTACAGCGGCCCTGTTATGCCGTGGATTGATCCGCTCAAAGAATCCAATGCATGGAAAGCGCAAATACGGGGTGGTGCAGCCTCCGAAAGTGATTGGGTGCGCGCAAGAGGTGGTAATCCAGCGGAAGTTAAGCGCCGCCGTAAAGCGGAAATTGATGAAAATGAACGACTGGGGCTGCAATTTGACACTGACCCAGCCAATGACAAAGGTAACGATAATGCAGATGAAAAGAATGCATCTCATGCTGCCAAAAAACAGCACGACGATGACGACGATGACGAGTAAACCGTTAATGTCAGCGCCGGAGAAAAACTGGTTTCAAATGAAAGCGACCAGTGAAACCTCAGCAGACATTTATATTTATGACGAAATTGGCATGTGGGGGATCAGCGCCCGGCGATTTACCGAAGATTTAATTTCCCTTGGCAATATCAATCACATCAACCTTCATATCCATTCACCCGGAGGTGAGGTCTTTGAAGGCATCGCGATTTATAACCAACTTAAAAATCACAATGCCCACATTACCGTTTTTATTGATGGGCTAGCGGCGTCAATGGCCTCTGTCATTGCGATGGTGGGTAATGAAGTCATTATGCCGACCAATGCAATGTTGATGATCCATAAGCCTTGGGGAGTCTCTGCGGGTGATGCCAGTGATATGCGTGATTATGCTGACCTGCTTGATAAAGTGGAAAACGTCCTGATCCCTGCGTATATGGCGAAAACAGGGAAAACCCGAGAAGAACTCGAAGCCATGCTCGGTGAAGAAACATGGTTAACGGCTGAGGAGTGCGTGGAGCACGGCTTTGCTGACACAGTGATTGAGCCAATTAAAGCGATGGCCAGTCTTTCATCTAAACGCATTGAGGAATTTAAATCCATGCCAAGTACATTAAAAAATAATTTAAAAAACAGCCTAACAAGCCCACGCAATACGACTGCACCGATTGCAGATCCTGCGCCACAACCTCAACCCGCGAATTCACCGCAACCTGATACGGCAGGTATTCAAGCACAAGCACGACAAGCCGAGCAATCTCGCATGAATGGCATTAAAAATTTATTTGCCATGTTCGGTGGGAAGCATAGCGACTTAATGGTTGAGTGCATTACGGATATTAATTGCACTATTGAACAGGCAAAAGATAAAGTCCTAGACTTGGTCGCTAAAGATACAACCCCAACTAACACCGCGAATTATGGCGCACATATTTATGCAAACAACGGGAACATTATCGGTGATAGTGTTCGTGCGTCCTTAATGAGCCGCGCAGGCCATGAAGAATTACAGGGTGACAATCAATTCAATAACATGACACTGCGTGAGCTTGCCCGCATGTCACTGACTGAGCGAGGTGTGGGTGTCGCCAATTACAACCCAATGCAAATGATCGCAATGGCATTTACGCACACCACTTCTGATTTTGGTAACATCCTCTTGGATGTCGCCAATAAATCCATTTTGCTGGGCTGGACGGAAGCGGAAGAGACGTTTGATCTATGGACCAAAAAAGGGCAGCTGAGCGATTTCAAAACAGCAACCCGCGTAGGTATGGGTGGCTTTAACTCACTTCGTCAGGTGAGAGAAGGCGCTGAATACAAATACGTCACGACAGGGGATAAAAAAGAGACGATTGCACTGGCAACCTATGGTGAGTTGTTCAGCATTTCTCGCCAAGCCATCATTAATGATGACATGTCCATGTTAACGGATGTGCCGATGAAACTCGGCCGTGCGGCGAAAGCAACGATTGGTGACTTGGTTTATGTTGTCCTGACCGATAACAAAAAAATGCAGTCTGATGGTAAAGCATTATTTGGTTCAGATCGTGGTAACACCCTGAAAGGCGGTATGGACGTTGATACGATCGGACTGGGTAGAACGGCAATGCGCAAGCAAAAAGAAGGGGAGAGAGCGTTAAATATTCGTCCTGCCTTTATGATCGTGCCGACAGCGCTAGAAATAGCAGCAATCCAAGTTGTGGGTTCTGGCAGTGTTAAAGGTGCGGATGTTAACTCAAATATCATCAACCCCATCCGCAATATTGCTGAGATTATCACTGAGCCACGTTTAGATAACAAAAGTGATACCACTTGGTACATGGCATCTGCAAAAGGTACGGATACGATTGAAGTGGCTTACCTTAATGGCGTTGATATTCCGTATATTGACCAACAGGAAGGTTTCACCGCTGACGGCGTAACCACCAAAGTCCGTATCGATGCCGGTGTTGCACCAATAGATTATCGTGGGTTGGTACGCGTCGAAGCCTAATTTGTTTTCTTAATATTTATCTCTCGCCCTAATGGGCTTTTTTTATACCTAAAATCTGGCTTTTCGGAGCCAGAAGGAGAAGTTATGGCTAAGAATTACCAACAACAGGGTTTAACTGTTGAGATTAAAAACACCGGCACCGCAGTGATCCTTAGTGGCGCTTTAGTGATGGTTGGCGTGTTGGCTTGTATTGCAGCCACAAATATTGAAGTGGGTGAAACCGGTGATGGGTTCGCCGAGGGTGTTTTCTTATTGCCTAAAAAGGCAGGCTTGGCTTTAACGGCAGGGCAGACGGTAACCGCTGATAAAGGCATTGTGGCAGACAAGGGCGGTGTCGCTGTCGGGGTAACATGGGAAGCGGCTGAAGCCAGTGCAGAACTTGTACCGGTTAAGTTGAATATATTCCCGACAGTTGCTGCTGCAGGCGGTTAATTTATGAGTGCGTTTGAACGGTTAGCCGATCGCATGGACGCACTCACCGCAACACGCATGGGAAAGTCCATCACAATTAACGGTGTTGACTACATTGGGGTGGAATCTCATTTCTTGCCCGAATTTGGACCTGTTACAGGGGATGGACTTTCCTATGTCATTTTTTCTGATGCGTATAAGCCCGAAAAAGATGACAGCGTGATTGCTGGTGGCTTTCATTATAAAGCGACTCGCCGCCAAAGATTTAATGGCAAGTGGATGATTTTTTTAGAGGCTGATGACGATGAAGGGGAAGGATGAAGCGATTCGAAATCTCAGCATGATTGTTGATAAGGTCACTCCTGTAGCAACCGCGCAGGCGATTAATCGAATTGCGGCAAGAGCCATTAGTCGTAGTGTTAAGCAAGTTTCTAAAGAAGTTAACATTCAGCAGAAGATCATCCGCAAACGTGTAAGGCTCAAAAAGGCCAGTGCGAAGCAGGGAACGCCAAAAGCGCGGGTTACGGTAAACCGAGGTAACTTGCCGGCGATTGTACTCGGCACGGCGCGTGTTCAATTGTCCCGAAGTCGAGGAATTGAGCGTCGACACGGCAGTGTTTTAAAAGTGGGTAAATTCACATTTAAAGGCGCGTTTATTCAACAGCTAAAAAATGGCAAGTGGCACGTCATGCAACGGTTAAGCTTAAGTCGCTACCCAATTGATGTTGTCAAAATACCCGTTTCTAAACCGCTAACGGAAGCCTTTGAAGAACACGCCATTAAAGTCCGTGAAGAGGACATGAGCAAAGAAATGCGAGATGCCTTGAATAACCAACTTCGGCTTTATTTTAAGGGGGGATAGTGATTAAGCATACCAAGATCCGCACATTGATTATTGATGGAATTAAAGCGCATATTCCGAATATCAATCTATACGATGGCAGACCGGTGAATTTTGATGAGTCAGAGCTTCCCGTTATTGCCGTTTATTTAACAGAGCCTCACCCAGACTCAAATTACCTTGATAGCAACCAATGGATGGCCATTCTTCATGTTGAGCTTTTTTTAAAAGCGGCAAAAACCGATTCTGATTTAGATAAATGGGTAGAAGAAAAGCTGTACCCAGCAATCGAAAGCATAAGCAATTTAGGTGACGTATTAACCGATATGACACCGAAAGGGTTTGATTATGATCGCGACGATGAAATGGCGCTATGGGCATCCGTTGATTTGACCTATCAAATTGAATACGAAATGTAAGGAATTTAATTATGCCAACAGTACCAAATCCATTAGCCCCGACTAAAGGGGCGGGAACAACACTCTGGATTTATACCGGAGCGGAAGAAACTATTACCGATCCATTAAGTGATACAGGGTTTACCCGTTTAGCGAAGGTCAAAGAGCTACAGCCCGGTGAAATTACTGCAGCCAGTGAAGATGATAGCTATCTTGATGATCCTAACGGTGACTGGGAAAACACATCGCAGGGTGAAAAATCATCAGGTGAAGCCAATATCACACTTGCATGGAAGCCGGGCGAAGAAGGCCAAAAAGATCTTGTAAAATGGTTTGATAGCGGGGACACCCGTTTTTATAAAATTGCCTACCCGAATGGAACTGTTGATTTGTTTAAGGGGTGGGTAAGCGGGCTAGGAAAAACCATTCCAATCAAAGAAACCATCACCCGTACAGTAAAAATTCAAAACACAGGACGCCCAACGCTAGCGGAAGAAATTGAGCCGAAGCCAGCAGGTAAATCAGTGCCCGCACCAAAAGACTAATAAATTAGTTCAATCAATAAGATAGCCACAGTTGTTGTGGCTTTTTTTATGCCTACAGAAAAAGGTAATACTATGTTTTTAAAGAAAAAAGAAGTGAGTTTCGGCGATGAACAAATTGTTTTGCATGAGCTATCGGCACTGCAACGCGCAGATTACTTTGATTTTTTAGCTAAGCAAGAAAAGAGCATGGAAGGGCTAGAAGGCGTTGAGCTTGGTGCTAAATCGATGCGCGCAATGGCAGAAAGCCAAGCTTGGCTGGTTTCTCGTTCACTTTGGCACAATGACCGTGATCGTGATGTTGAAGAAGTTTACGAAGAAGTAGCCCAAACATGGAGCGGCTCATCATTAGATGAAGCGGTACGTGCAATTTCTGAAATTAGCGGCATGACCTCAGCGGAAAATGATGATGACGCTAGTGAGAGCGAGACTGAATCACTGGAAAAGTAGTTCGCCGTGAACGTATTTTTGCATTACGACTTGCGCGTGAATTTGGGCGACCAGACTGGCGTCGAATGCTCAGTGAGATGAGTGCTTCTGAATTTAACGATTGGATAGGTCACTTCGATAAAACCCCCTTCACACCTCAGTTAATTGACATTGAATTTGCGACTCTGCACACCTCAATTTATTCAGCGATGTGTGGCGCTAAAACTGAACTCACTGATTTTATGCTGTTAACGGATATCGAGCCCAGTGAAGAAGATATGTCTGATGAAGTAATTCAATCTATCGGGGAAGGCATACCAGGAGGGCAACGGTATGAGCAAACAAATAGCGGATCTTGAGATAAAAATTGGTGCAGATACCACCGAGTTTTTGGAAAAGGCGGGGCGAGTTGAGCGCCAATTGTCAGAGCAGGAACGCAAAGAGCAGGCATCCAAAAAGCGCCAGCAAGATTTTATGGACAAGCAAGCCGCGAAAGCGGAAGCGGCGCTGCAGCGTTCACGGACGCAACTTAAACAGTTTGAAAAAGAATCTATTTCAGCGGAGCAGAAGGCGTCCAGTGATCGCCAGCGAGCGATGAAAGAAATGGACGCCATTCATGCGAAGATTAAAGCCTTGCATGAGGCTGAACTAAAAAAATCAACCAATTCAAGCGGTCAAGAGTTTCGAGCGGAACAGTATTACGTCCAATTAGATGTGGTTGAAAAGTACGGCAAGGGCTTGGAAAACCTGAATGATATTCGCCGGCGCATGAATCGGGATATGCAGCAAGGGTTACTTAACGCCAAAGATTATCAAGCTTTATCATCACAAGCGGTTGGTACGGCAAAATCGATGGAGCGCGCGGAAATCTCCGCAACCCAAGCTAAACAACGTTTTATTAATAAGCTCAAAGAACAAGTTACTCAGCAAAATCTTTCACGTACTGAAATGTTGCGCATCAAGGCCGCTCAACTAGGCGTTTCGAGCTCAGCCGATATTTATATTCGTAAACTCGAAAAGCAAAATAGTGTCATGAAGGGGGTCGTTTTAACGTCTGGACAGTATCGACAAGCGATGCGCCAGCTACCTATGCAAATGACGGATGTAGTGACTTCACTAGCATCGGGTATGCCGCTATGGCTGGTGGCTATTCAGCAAGGGGGCCAAATTAAAGACTCCTTCGGGGGCTTTGGTAATTCCCTAAAAGCGATCGCATCCTTAATTACCCCTTGGAAAGTTGCCATGGTGGGTGGTGCAGGGGTATTGGCCGCATTTGGTATTGCAGCCTACCAAGGTTCGAAAGAACTGACTGAATACAATAAGCAACTTATCTTAACCGGTAACTATGCGGCAAAAACCAAGGGGCAACTCAACGAGCTCGCTAGGTCATTATCAGGCGATGGCATCACGCAGTATAAAATGGCTGATGCGCTTGCACAGGTAGTAGGTTCCGGTTCTTTCACTGGCTCACAAGTGGATATGGTTGCTAATGTCGCTGCAAAAATGGAAAAGGCCACCGGTCAATCTATCGATGAAACCATTAAGCAATTTCAGCGACTTAAAGACCAGCCTGTCCAAGCCGTCATGGAATTAGATAAATCCATGCATTTCCTGACAGCGACTCAGCTAGAGCAGATCACTACGCTTGAGGAGCAAGGAAGAAAAACCGAGGCGACAAAGTTAGCTTGGGAACTTTATTCCACAGCTATAAATGAACGCACCAAGCAAATGAGTGAAAACATAGGCTCGCTGGAAAGTGCTTGGAGATGGGCTGGGGATGAGGCGAAAAAAGCATGGGATAAAATGTTAGATCTTGGCAGGGAAGCACCAGTTGAAGATGAAATAAAACGCCTTGAAAAATATATTGCTAATTTTGACGATACTATCTACACATTTGGAATGGATGAAAGGAAGGAGAAACTAGCCTTATTAAAGGAAACTAAATTTCAAAACGACATAAAATCCGCTAGAGATAAAGCGGAAAGTAATGAAGAGGAGCGGAAAAAGAAAATTTTCAATGCAGATCAGAAACTGAAAAGAGACTACGAGGGAGCAGAGGATAAACACCAAAGAAGATTAGCAGAAATTAAAAATTCAGGCGCAACACCATCAGTTATTGATGACTCAATCAAAAAGGAGGAAATAAGATATAAAAAGGAATTAGCCAGAGAAACACCGAAAACCCCAAAAGGTAAAGCATACAAACCAGACTTAGGAACAAGACAAGATGAATCTGCGCAAGCAGAATTAACCTCACTTCAAGCACAATTAAAACTTCTTCAACAGCATTCATCTGCAACTGATTTTATCAGTCAGCAGCGTAAAAACTTGCAGTTAGAGCAGGCTAAATTCGATGTTCTGGAGGAGGCGAGTAAATCACGTAAGTTATCGCTTGATGAGCAATCTTTATTAAAAAATAAAGAAAGCATACTTGTAAACAAAAAGATGCTGGCAGATTTGGGCGATCAAATTTCCAAGCAAGAGCATCTTAATAAATTACAAGATCAGGCTGATAAATACGCCAAGCAGCAAGAGGCGCGGCAAAAAGCGATTACTGATTCACTGGGTAAGTCATCGCTTGAACTTCAGCGGGCGTTAGAAGTTGAGCAATTACGCTCAACTTATGGCGGGACTCCTCAGTGGGATACGGTTAGATCAGCAAAGCAAGCAACTTTTGATAAGGAAGATACTGCAAAAACAGACTGGGCTGCAGGCGCAAGCACGGCATGGGGGAATTATCGTGATGCAGCATTGGATGCCAATGCACAGATCCAAAGCGTCACTTCGGCAACGTTAAATGGCTTTAGTTCACAGCTAGCAGAAACACTAACTAGTGGTGAGGCTAACTTCAAGGATTTTGCAAAATCCATCTTAAAAATGTTAGCCGAAATAGCCATTAAAATGGCTATTGTTAAAGGATTTGAGGCTTTCGGGTTTGGCGGTGGTGCGGTTACGGCAAATGCTAATGGTGGAGTTTATAACTCGCCGGGGCTCAGTGCATATAGCGGGCAGATTGTATCAAAACCGACACTGTTTCCATTTGCTCGCGGAGCAGGCTTGATGGGGGAAGCTGGTCCTGAAGCTATCCTTCCTTTGCGTCGTGGCGCTAATGGTAAGTTGGGCGTAGTCGCAGCCAATGCAAATCAGAATGCTGGTGGCTTTCATCAAACAAACCATGTGACTATTCAAAATGATGGTTCAAATGGTGAGATAGGACCCCAAGCACTCAAAGCGTTCTATGAAATAGGCAAAAAAGGTGCCGAAGACTATATGAGAAAACAGCGCCGCGATGGCGGTTCATTCGCATAAATAACACAATAATCAAGCCAAGCCTCCTTTACGGGGGCTTTTTTATATCAAAAAAAATAGCCCCGGTGCTGGGGCTTGAAGGGATGGTTCTTAGGAATATATCTGAGGGTGATAACTAAGCGATGTAATAACCATACCCCTCTCAATGTGATGTTACGAAAGTAAAGTTAAAAGAAAGTTAAATTTATTCAGTTTCTGTAATAAGCAGCATGCATTTCACCCTGCGCACCACATGCACACACATCTAAAAACATCGAACCGTTATTTAGGAATGAGCCTTTGAGGAGATCAGTTATAGCTGATACTGCTTCGATGGGCTGATCTCCTATGTGGCAAGGGTTCATTACTAAGTAAGGACAGTATCATGACTAAATTAACAGTCATCAACAATGCTATATCTGAACAACCAACCATGACCAGTTTGGAAATGGTTGACTACATCAACGCCGATCGAAAGGCAAAAGCAGAAATGAAAGGCCTTAAGTTTCCATGTCGCGAATACAGAAAGTTAAGGCATGACCATTTCATGGTTAAAGTCCCCAAGGTATTGGGTGGAAATCAATCTCCTAAATTTTTGGGAGATTACACCGATTCAAAAGGCCGTTCATATTCATGCTATCGCTTCCCAAAACGTGAAGCTTGCCTGATGGCCATGAGTTATAGCTATGAACTTCAAGCGCAGGTTTTTGATCATATGACGGAGCTAGAGTCTGAATCAGGTTTTTGTTTTACTGTTCAACAGCTACAACACATGTTAGCGGTAGCAAGAAAAGCTTCTGATGAAGATTCTAGTGATGCAGGTCGTCGATTGCGTAAGCGACAAGATGATTTAATTATTCTAAACCGCGCTGAAAAGCTAATAGGTGACATTAGCCAAATGGCGCTAGGGTTAGTCGGCGGCGGTAAGTTTCTCTCCCATGACAAATAAACCTAATTACGCCGGCTCAAAACTGAGCCAATTGATTTTACAGGTGAATAGGTCGCTCAGCGGTCTTTTTTATGGGTGGAATAATGGAAATATTTAATTGGCCAATTAAACCGGGGATGAAAACAGACTTCTCCCCTCGCACTAAATCTGTTCAGTTTGGTGATGGCTATGAACAACGTAAACCTGACGGATTAAACTCACACCTTGAAAAATATAATGTTAGCTTATCATTGCGACCTGAAAAAGCTAAACAGGCTCTAGCGTTTTTAAAGCGCCATGGGGGGGTGAGATCATTTCTATTTCAGCCTGCCAAAAGTGAGCCTGCAGTTGTGGTTGTTTGTAAAAAATGGTCATCAGATAGCGGGAATATTAGAACTGGAATAAGTGCAGAATTTGAAGAAGTAGCTTGCTAATTCAAGATCGCTTTCTCTTTTATCTCAATCCGCTAATATAATAGTAACTATTTCCGTACGAGGTTGTTATGTTTATATTAAGGCTCCTAATCTTGGTCTTTCTTGTTTTTTACAGTTTTTCTATGGGGCAGATACCAGCACATAGTTTAAATAGTTTTGGTAGAGTCGTGTCATTATCATTTTTTATTGCGGCCCCTTTGCTGTACGTTTTACCTGCAATCGAGGCTAAAATTAAAAGCCATTCAAGATTTAATCAAATTCTAGTAGTAAATATTTTACTAGGCTGGACGTTAATTGGCTGGGTTGTTGCTTATGTGTGGGCTTTAGGCGGTAAAGACGAAAACAGTAAAAGTATAATGGCTAATGTAAACTTAGGTGTGGGTAGAAAAAAAACAAAGCAATGTCCTTATTGTGCGGAGGATATATTGGAGGCGGCAATAAAGTGTAAGCATTGCGGGAGTGATATTCCGCCCAAAGATTGATTAATCTCTTAAAACTATAATAACCACCTTCGGGTGGTTTTTTAATGGGTAAAATAAATGCAAAACATCCCACCCGAATTACTCATCGCAACTGCAAAGCTTGAAGCAGATGCGGAAATTATACTTTATGAAATAGATCTGACCAATATTGGTGGGGTTAAGTATCGATTTTATAATGGTACCAATGAATTATTGAAACCGGTTATTTGGCAAGGTCAAGAATATGAGCCTTATCCTATTATGGGGGATGGTTTTGAATTTAACGGTAAAGGTCCATCAAGTCGCCCATCCCTCTCGTTATCAAATCTATTTGGTTTGATTTTTGGCATAGCCAGCCGCTTAAACTCAGGTCTAGGCGGCATAGTTACGCGCCGAAAAACAACCTCACGATTCCTCGATGCAATTAATTTTGCGGGTGGCAATGAAAATGCGGATCCGACACAAGAGCAAATAAGCCGTTGGGTCATCGAACAATTAACGTCGATTAATACTGAAACCGCAACGTGGGAACTAGCCGCACCCACAGAAACCGATGGGGCGACGTTTCCAGCTCGAGTGATCCTTTCGGATGTGTGCAACTTTGGTTATCGTTCTGAAGAGTGCGGTTACAAGGGTGTCCCCGTAGCTGATGAGCTCGGAAATCCAACACAAGACCCGAGCAAGGATAAATGCGGCAAGCGCTTATCCGACTGCAAATTAAGGAGTAACACCGCCAGAATTGGCTGTTTCCTTTCTTCATCCCGCCTCAGCCAGTAAGGATCACTATGTTAGAAAATCACATCCTGGTGCATGCAAAAAGCATGGCGCCACAGGAATCGTGCGGCCTTGTCATCATGCAGGGTGAGATAGAAAAATATATTCCCTGCAAAAACAACCATGCCGACCCTGAAAATTATTTCTCTATTTCAGTCGAAGATTACATTCAAGCTAGTCAACTTGGCGAGGTTATCGCTATTGTTCACAGCCACCCAGATGGACAGCCTTATTTAAGTTCAGCGGATAGAGCGCATCAATTAAAAACACATCTTCCATGGTGGCTAGTTTGTGATGAAAAAATTATCAAATTTGACTGTGTACCGCGATTGCTTGGGCGTGAGTTTATTCATGGTGGCACTGATTGTTATGGATTATTTCGGGATGCCTATCATTTAGCCGGCTATCCATTGCCCGAATTTAAGCGTAATGATAACTGGTGGAAGCAAGGAAAAGAGCTCTATTTAGATAATTTGGCTGTAAATAGCTTTAAACAAGTCAAAAGAGATATTCAAGCGGGTGACATTATTCTGTGTTGCTACGCCAGCTCCCGGGCAAATCACGCCGCAATCTACTTGGGCGACCAAACCATTTTGCACCACGTCCCTAATCAACTCAGTAAGCGCGAGGTTTATAACGAAAGATGGCAAAAAATGACGCACTCGATTTGGCGCTACCGCAACTGGCAACCCTCCGCTTTTACGGGGATTTGCAACGATTTGGCAGTCGATTCGATTTAAATATTAAAACCGCCGCAGAAGGCCTTCACGCCTTATTTCTTCAAATTCCCAGCCTTAAACAACAATTCCGTGATGGATGGTACCAAATACGCATTAGCGGCTCCGATGTTAACCCTAATGAGTTACATCAGCGTGTCTATGAGCCATTAATGCCGAACGCGGTTATCCATATCGTTCCTCGTATTGAAGGGGCAAAAACAGGCGGGGCTTTCCAGTTCATTGCGGGCGCTGCCATTTTAGCTGTTGGCTGGTGGAACCCTGCGGGGTGGAGTTTTGGTGCGTCAATGATGTTAGCGGGCGGGGCAATGATGATCGGGGGTGTCGCGCAGATGCTAACGCCAATGCCCAAGCCGCAAAGCATGTCACGCTCGGAAGAAGAGAAAGGGAATACCTATTTCAGTAACTTAGAAAACGCAGTCGCACAAGGCATGGCGGTACCCATTGCCTACGGTGAAATTATGTGTGGGTCAAGGGTGATTTCTCAATCTGTTGAAATCATGGACGACAGTGATGCAAAAGATATTGATGTGGGCAAACATGGTGGCAGCGGGGAGACATAATCATGGGTAAGAATGGTGGAAAGCAGCATACACCGTATGAAGCGCCAAACGATTTAACATCAAGACAAAAATTATCCATTATCGATTTAGTGAGTGAAGGCCCTATAGAGGGACCGGTCGGTGATCTAAAAGGGGTGTATCTCAATAATACCCCGGTCATTGATTCGTCAGGCAACAGTAACGTTAACGGCATGAATGCGCAGTGGGTGTCAGGCACATTAGAGCAACCTGCATTAGAAGGTTTCTCCTCTTCCTCGAGTGAAACACCCGTTAGCATTGAAATTAAAAAAAGCACACCCGTTACTCGCACTATTACTTCCAGAAATATTGATCGCCTTCGCCTAACCTTTGGTACTCAAGCCCTCGTTGAAATCAAAGACAATGGAGATCGTGTTGGTACGGCAGTTGAATTACAAATTCAAATCCAGCGCAATGGAAGTTGGGTAACTGAAAAAAATGTCACTATCCGGGGTAAACGCAGTAACTCCCCGTATTTAATGGCCGTTATTATCGACAACCTGCCGCCACCGCCGTTTAGCCTTAGGATGGTGCGGATTACTGCAGACAGCACGAGCGATAGTTTGCAAAACAACACTATTTGGTCAAGTTACACCGAAATTACGGATATTAATCAAACTTATCCGGGCTCAGCCGTTGCCGGGCTAACGTTTGAAAGCGAGCAATTTGGCAACCAGTACCCCACTCGCAACTATTTGGTGCGGGGTTTAATTGTTCAAGTTCCCGATAACTATAATCCTGAAACTCGCACCTATGCGGGCATTTGGAGCGGGTCATTTAAGCCGGCATACACAAACAATCCCGCTTGGGTTTTGTATAGCTTATTAACGACAAAGCGCTTTGGTTTGGGTAAGCGACTTAAAATTGCGGAAGTTGATAAGTTCGCACTGTATGTTATTGGCCAATATTGTGATCAGCTAGTACCCGATGGATTTGGGGGCAAAGAACCTCGGGCAACCTGTAATGCCTATATTACTGATATTCGCAAAGCGTATGATTACTTCAGCGACCTGTGCTCAATCATGCGCATTATGCCCGTATGGAACGGGATGCAAATGACCTTCATTCAAGATCGCCCAAGCGATGTTGTCTGGCCATATACCAATGCCAATATAGCTAACGGTCGTTTTAATTACAGTTTTAGCCCATTAAAAGCCCGTCACACCGTCATTGAAGTCCGTTTTATCGATCCGCAAAATGGCTGGAAAACCAGTGTTGAGCAAATTTCTGATGATGCATTAGTGGCTCAATTTGGTATTAATGTGCTCAGGGTTGATGCGTTCGGTTGTACGAGTCGAGGGCAAGCAAGGCGTCACGGTTTATGGATATTGCTCACTGAAAAGCTAGAAACACAAACCGTTGAGTTTGATATTGGCGCGGAAGGGTTGCGTCATACGCCGGGCGATATTATTGAAATTATGGATAACGACTGGGTTGGCGGCGAGGATCCGATAGGTGGTAGATTGATTGCTATCGATGCGGCTCAAAAAGTATTAACCCTTGACAGGGAAGTCACAAAACCGAAATCGGGTACCGCATTTATTACGCTAATGAACAGCACTGGACGTTATGAACGTGTAAAAGTGACAGGGTACTTAGCCAATAGCCAAATTAAAGTGGAGTCGGTACCGAAAGGTATCGAACCTAAAACAGTTTGGGGAATAACGAAACCGGATTTAGCGCGCCGTTTGTTCAGGGCGATCACCATTTCCGATAAAGGTGATGGGACGTATGGGGTTATTGCTGTTCAGCACGTCCCAGAAAAAGAGGCTATTGTCGATCAGGGGATAAAGTTCGAACCCTTACCCGACACCCCATTGGGGGGCTATATTCCGCCGATTGAAAATTTATCAGTTGAAGTGAGTCCTGATAGTGACATCTGGCAAGTTGAAGCTAACTGGACAACGACAACCGCCGTTCGTGGCGTTGATTTTATGCTTAAATTAACCCAAGCTGGTCGTATTGTGGGTACCGCAAAAACGGAAGAAAATCGCTATCGGATCGGTAACTTACCTCAGGGTAATTATTTGCTATCCGTAGCGCCACAAAATAAAGATGGACAGAAGGGTGAGCAAGCCTCGGTCTCATTTGACATTAACCCACCGCCACCGCCGTCATACATTGATGTTGAGCCGGGCTTTTTTAGCTTAGGAATTATTCCGCACGTTGCAGGGCAAAATGCGCTGCGTCTGCAGTATGAGTTTTGGTTCTCTGAAAAACGGATCGCCAATATTAACGAAGTTGAGCTATTAGCCGAATACCTCGGCAACGGTACGATGTGGGTTATTCAGGGAAGAAAGCTGAAAGCTGGACAGACATATTATATTTACGTTAGAAGTGTTAACCCAGTGGGCAAATCGCAGTTTGTTGAAGCAAATGGCAAGCCAGAGGATAGAGCTGATGAAATACTCGAAGTTATAGGCGACAAATTCCTCAGCAGCGAAGCTGGTCAAATCATGCAAGAACAAATCGACTTCAACAAAGACCAAGTGTCTGACTTGAAAATTGACAGTGATGATTTCAAGCAAAAAGTTATCAGCATCGATCGCGAATTTGATGCGGTTAACGAAGCGATGATGACGATCACACAATTCTCAACCGAGAACTATTATGAACTCAAGGAAGAGTCAGCCAAAGGCAAAGCATCTATCAAGCAGTTAGAGCAGGTTCAAGCTGACTTCACGGTATCTCAAGCGAAGTATCAGCAAGAAGTTGCCTCAAAGTTTGAACGTACTGCAGCGGATGTTTTGACAGTTCAAGAATCATTAGCCAAATCCAATGAAGCTTTCGCTCAGCAAATCGGGCAAGTTCGTGCCGAGATTGAAAGTACCAATGAAGAAGTCGGTATCATTACAGGACGAGTGACCACGGTTGAAAAAGCCACGGTTGACCTCGAAAAAGCACAAGCAAGCCTTGAACAATCAACAGTCGCTGAGTTTGGTGAAATGCGCGGCTATATTACGCACATCGAACAAGCCTTTTCTGACAATGAAAAAGCCCTTGTCGAGTCAATAGGACAAACACAGGCTCAAGTTAACTTATTACACGATGAGGGGCGTGTTTCTCGGGCGCGTATCATTCGAACAGAGACCGCGTTAGCAACTGAAACAGAAGCGCGAGCAGAAGATAAGGTGCAAATCGATGCACGGTTTGATGATGCTGAAGGGGCTATTGTCACGATTAAAGAAGTTCAAGCCAAGCAAGATGAAGCACTGGCGAAAACGGAAGAGCAGTTACGTGCAGAAATCCAGATGGGTGATGAGGGCATCCAAGGGCAACTGGATGAGCAAGGCCAAAAGTTATCAAGCGTCAGCAGTATTGTTGATGAGCAAAAAACTGCAATTGCTAACCTGAACGAAACCACCACTAACATTACACAAACTCAAGAGAGTCAGTATAAGGATACTCAAGCCAGTATCGGTCAGCTAAAAGAAACCACCGCTAGCACTGACAAGGCACTAACTAAGGAAATAGAGAAAACTGAATCACGCTTTGAAGATAATGAAGCGTTAATCAGTCATCTCCAACAAACGACGGCCACCACGGAAGGTTCACAGGTTGAAGCTATCGGGCAGCTACAAGTCCAGCAAAACGTACAAGGTACTGAAATACTCAAATCACGAGCTGCTATTGTGCGTACTGATAATCTTGTTGCTAATAATCATCTTGCCTATGCTCAATCATTTGAGAAAATATCGACTCAATTTGATGGAATTAGCGCTGATATCACTACGATT